CAATGAACGGCATGGCCTTGCTCACAACTCCCATCAGCATGCGCATTGTGGCCTTCTACGGCATACCGCCAAGCTGGCCTAAGCACAAGCAAATGCTGGCGTTAAACAACGCACTGATACCAGGTAAGCCAGACATCGACAACGTCGCCAAGGCTGTGCTGGACGCATGCCATGTGATCTACGTCGATGACAAACAAGTCACTCGCCTGGTCATAGAAAAAGAATATTCGTATGACCCGCGCATCGAGGTCTACATCCATGAGAGATTGAAATGAGTTTTGCTAGACACCAGGTCAGCCTTAAAGGCAGCAGCGTCAATGGTCAGCCGTTCAAGCTGTGCCACCGATGTGAAGAGAAACGGCCACCAGAGGGTGGCGTGCAAACGTCTGCACAGCGCTGGTACTGCCAGCCATGTTGGGTAGACAAGATGAAGGGCCACAGATGACCCAGCTGCAGGCGAAGCTACGCGCATTGCTGCGTGGCCATGAGGGCATGACAACCAGGCAGCTGTCTCACCGTACTGACTCAGGCATGCGTGACATCACCAGATCACTCAAGGTCATGCCGGACTCATACATTGACCGTTGGACGGGCCCAGAGCGTGGCCAGTGGGCTGCAGTGTGGTGCGTTGTTGATGTGCCCGAAGACTGCCCCAAACCAGAATGATTAAGCGGCCATGGAAACCTCACTATCACAAACACAAAGGCCCACTGGAGCCGGACATGACCATCTTGCTCACCGCTGTGGCCAGAGAGCTGCTGACAACCTGGGAGATCACCAAGGACAAGCTCCTGGTGGACAGGCACCTGGCAGCCGTAGACAAAGTCTATGGCCAGGGTGCAGAACAGCGCGTCAGGCAGTACATGCGACAGGTAGACAGAGATGAGCGACATGTCTGAATCAATAGCATTTGCGCTGCCGAAGAAGCCGCGCATTAAAGAGAAAGAGCCGATGCCGGATCAGCGCAAGGTGTGTGTGCTGCCGATCAGAGCCATCACAGACAAGGCCATCACAGACAACATGCTGCGCATACTTGCCGTTCTCTGTAGCTACTGCAACCGAGCAGGCTTCACTTGGGTAAGCCAGAAGAAGCTGGCCGAGGACATGAAGGTCAGCCGCCAAGCCATCACCAAACAGATGGGCAAGCTGATCGCTGCAGGCTACGTTGAGGTGGTCAGGAAAGGCTTTAGAGGCGAGAGGTCAAACACAGTGCGCGTGATCTTTGATATCACAGTAGACACAGCCACGGCCATCGCGGTGACCAACTCAATCGAGGACACACGGCCACCAGTGATCAGGCAGGAGCAAGCAATGGCTGAACAGCAAGAGATAGACCGAGCTGGCCAAGCTCGCATTGCCAAGCTGATCGGTCAAGCACTCAGGAATAACCAACCAAGAAAGGAGCCAACCATGGCAGAGAAAAAGGACAGCATGACTGTCAGGAAAATGAAGGAAGAGATCGCTAAAAAGAAGCCACCAAAGGACACTGCATACGCAACCCCAGAGGTTGCCCATGTAGAGCATTCTAAAGTTGCCAATGAAGCGCTCCATAGGCAACCATATAGGCAACCTAATACGGTTGCCCTTAACTCAGAAGAACACATAAGAAAGACTAATATAGATAATTATTTAAATACAAAAGAAAGACTAAGGTTAGTTCTAGGCAACCAAGTTCCAAAGTTGATCGATGCCGGATTGACCGACCAGGACATCGATGAAGGACTCGCAACCCTGCTGGCCATCTACGCAGCCGAGGGCATCACACCGAAAGAGCAGCACCTGGTTGAGGGATTGATACAGATGAAGCGAGATGCCAGATGATTGAAGGCACCGCCAAGGCATCTAGATCGATCCATACGCCACGATCACAGGCAAGCCTAGACATGGGTAGCCTGTACATGTTGCAATCGCTCCTACGTCGTTTAAATCAATCTGTACATGTGGCATACGAACGTATGGATTGTGTACAAGCAGGGGGCATGCTGCGACGTGTGCCCTTGGAAGCGATCGCAAAGCATATGCGCAGGCATGACACGCGCAATACCGGGCGCGTTGACGGGCGCGTAGAAAAACGACCCTTCCCCCCTCCCCCTCACCGTAGCGATACGGGGGTCATCCACAATTTTTCCCCATCTTCTCCACAATTTTGTACACTTACCAACAGCAAGGATTGACTTATGGCTTATGAAATGAAACCTGGACAAGGCTCGGCCTTTGTAAATAAATTTAAAACTGAGGACTGGCATGCGGCTTACCGTGGCGAGGTGATGCTACCGGACGGCACGCTGTGCTACCTGGATGTCAAGCCTGGCAAGACGGCTGCTGGCGAACATTGGTTCTCGATCAAGATCGGCAGTGCCAAAGCGCCTAAGCCTGTGCAAGCTGCAGCGCCTGTGATGGCATCTGACGACAGCGATATACCGTTCTGATGGCCACCAGAAAGTCGCCATCGCACATCCCCAACCTGACTGGCTGGGGTGGTACTCGCTCGATTGAGCGCAGGCTTGAGAGGTCTACCACCTTGGCCGGCAACCGTGAGGCTGTGGCGTATGCATTGCTTTGCATGGCAAACACAAAGATCAGCGACATCATGACTTGGGATGAAGGTGGCAACGTGACCGTGAAGGCTGCGCACCAGATCCCTGAGCATGCGCTGACGGCCATCAAGTCAATCAAGCAGAAAGTTGATCGTGATGGCAACTCAACGCTTGAGATTGAGCTGTATGACAAGGTCGGGGTGCTGCGCATCCTGGCCAAGGCTTCTGGACTGCTGGACAACCCAGATGAATCTGACAAGCCTTCGGTGATCGGGATCAATATCAAGTCTCCGATCAGTGACATTGTTGATGTAAAGGGAGATTGACATGGATGAAAAGCTGATTGACCGGATCATTGCCGTGCTGATGCTTGAGCTTGATACCGACCTTGATGACCAGGCGTGGGAAGACATCTGCGACGACAAGCTGGACTTGCTGGTTGACCTTCGCAAAATGAAAAAAGGTATGCATGAGCCGGACTAAAGAACAAAGCGGCAAGCAGATGCCCACAACGGGGCTGAACCTGGACTTCAGCGAAAGCCCCCAGGTGTGGGGCTTCTTACAGAGTAACGCCTTTGTGCGCGGCATGATGGGGCCGGTGGGGTCGGGTAAGTCTTATGCGTGCGCTGCCGAGATCATGATGCGTGCTGTTAAACAAAAGCCCTCCCCCATTGATGGCATCCGCTACTCGCGCTTTGCGATTGTGCGTAACAGCTACCCCATGCTGAAAACCACCACGATTAAAACGTGGATTGATCTGTTTCCTGAGTCAACCTTTGGGCCGCTGCTTTGGACACCGCCTATCACGCACCACATCAAGCTGCCCAGCCGTGGTGACGCAGCTGGCATTGACTGTGAAGTTATTTTTCTAGCCCTTGACCAACCCAAAGACGTGCGCAAGTTGCTGTCGTTGGAGTTGACTGGTGCTTGGGTTAACGAGGCTCGCGAGTTACCCAAGGCTGTGATCGATGGCTTGACCCACCGTGTTGGCCGGTATCCGACTAAGCGTGATGGCGGTGCGACCTGGTCTGGGATCTGGATGGACACCAACCCGATGGATGACGACCACTGGTGGTACAAGCTGGCCGAGAAAGAAAAGCTCACCGGCCAGTTTGCTTGGAAGTTTTTCAAGCAGCCTGGTGGCGTGGTGCCTGTTGACCCAGAGAACTTGCCAGAGATGCCCGAGGCCAACGATCACATCTTTGCGGCTGCCAAGTGGTGGAAGGTCAACCCCAAGGCTGAGAACCGCAACAACTTACCGCCTGGTTACTACCTACAGATGCTTGGCGGTAAGACCCTTGACTGGATTCGCTGCTATGCGGGTGGTGAATACGTCTATGTCCAGGAGGGTAGATCGGTCTGGCCAGAGTACGACGACTCGACCATGTCTGGCGATACCGACATTGACCCTAATGTGCCTATCCAAGTGGGCCTGGACTTCGGTTTAACCCCTGCAGCCACCATTGGCCAGCGCCTGCCCAACGGTCGGTGGGTGATACATCAGGAAATTGTTACCTTTGACATGGGCCTGGAGCGCTTTGGCACGCAGCTGCTGGCTGAACTCAACGCTCGATACCCCAATCACCAGGTTCTGATCTGGGGTGACCCAGCCGGCATGGCCAGAGATGCCATCTATGAGGTCACTGCCTTTGACTTCTTGCGCACACTGGGTCTAAAAGCGCAGCCAACTGCGTCAAATGACTTTAAAGTGCGTCGGGAAGCGTCGGCTGCACCCATGATGCGGCTGGTGATGGGCAAACCTGGCCTGATTGTGAACAGAGAGTGCAAGTTATTGCGCAAAGCACTGGCCGGTGGCTATCACTTTAAGCGAGTTGCAGTAGGTGCCGGCCATGAACGCTTCAAAGACGCGCCAAACAAGAACGAACACTCACACATTGGTGACTCGTTTGGGTATTTGATGCTGGGCGGTGGCGAGTACAACCGAATGACCCGCACACACCAGCTCGGTGGCCGCGCTCCTGGCATGACTACGGCTGCTTTGGACTTTGATATCTTTTCATGACAGACCTGATCGACACCGTCAACGAAAAACTGGCCTGCACCGGCATCTACTTTGAGCCGATCACTGATTGGCACATTGAACGTCTTTCTGAATACGTCAAATCGCCCTGGCCCATTGATCCACTAGAAACTATTCATTTCAACATGGAGCGCGGCCCAAGCGGTGCCCTGTACTACAACGGCAAACTGCTTGGCATCATCGGTGTTGCCGTGCTGTGGAAGGGTGTGGGTGAGGTGTGGACGATCATCGACGACAGCATCAAGCACAAGTTCAAGCGCCAGCTGATTGTTGGTGTCAGAACTGCCCTTGATATCACTCAGATATCACTTGCTTTGACCCGTGTACAAGTAGCAATAGAATCGAATGAAGATTATTCGCAGAGCTGGCCGCTGGCGCTGGGCTTTACGCTTGAGGGCGTGATGCGCAACTTCGGAATGGACGGCTCAGATTACACACTCTATGGGAGGATCAGACCATGCCAGCACCAATCGTCGCAGCTTTGATCGGAGCGGGTG